GGAAGGGTGAATACTTGGACATCAGATAAGACCATAACTCTAAAAGGAGCTAGCACTTCTTCAAACGCGACTTGTCACAAGACTTTTTATTATAATCAAGTTCAAAGTCAGACTCGTTTTGTAAGGCCCTTAATCGGAATCACAGCTTTATCGTAAAACATGGACTCAACGTATACACCAGCTTTAGTCGGTATTTTTGGTATTGTAAGCACGTTAACCCTCTCTGACATCAACGCTTTAGTTGGTGTTTGCGTTGGTTTATTAAGTTTAGTTTATCTAATAATCAGAATAGTAAAAGAATGGAGAAACAAGAACACATAGAAGACCAAGAGAAAAAGCTACAGTCCCTCCAGAGTCTACTCATCAACGAGTTCATCATGCGGATTGAGTCCGGTGAAGCAGCTCCTAGTGACCTTAACGCAGCTAGGCAGCTCCTAAAAGACAATGGAATCCACGCTGGGCTATCCAAGGAGAACCCTATGGATAACCTTGTAAACCTATTACCCTTTGCAGCAAATGAGTAAAACTAGAAACTACCGCAAGGAATACGACGGCTACCACAAGAGCAACAAACAGAAGAAGCGCAGAGCTGGTCGCAACAAAGCTCGTTCCATCATGGTGAAGAAGAAGGGCAAGAAGGCCCTCAAGGGGAAGGACGTGCATCACGCCGACCGAAACCCAAAGAATAACAACTCGCGTAACCTCAAGATTCAAAGTAAAAAGAAGAATCGAGGTAACAACAAGTAACCGTGGTAATCCCTGACAAACTAAAAGACTTTAGGAACTTTCTATACGTTGTATGGAAGCACCTCAACCTACCTGACCCTACACCTATTCAATATGAAATCGCCGATTACATGCAACGAGGAGATAGACGAGCTATTATCGAAGGCTTTAGGGGAGTCGGTAAGAGTTGGATTTGCTCTGCATACGTTGTCCATCAACTCCTCCTCAACCCAAGAAAGAACATACTTGTCGTCTCTGCTTCAAAAACAAGAGCAGACGACTTTAGCACTTTTACACTTAGACTCATACATGAGCTACCCATCCTCGCCCACCTCCGACCCACAGACAAACAGCGATTTTCCAAAATCTCCTTCGATGTCGGACCAGCCCCCGCCTCCCACGCCCCCTCCGTCAAATCCTTGGGAGTCACGTCTCAACTGACAGGCTCACGAGCTGACATCATCGTTGCTGACGATATTGAGGTTGTAGGCAACAGCGCCACACAAGGGATGCGCGACAAGCTTGGCGAACAGGTCAAGGAGTTCGACGCCATCATCAAACCAGACGCCGACTCTAGGGTCCTCTTTCTGGGAACCCCACAGTGTGAAGACACAATCTACAACAAGCTCACCGAACGGGGCTACCGTAAACAGATTTGGCCAGCCAAGTATGTTACAACCAAGGTCAACCAAAGCACCTACGATGGGACCGTTAGTCCTATCTGTGTGAACGACGAGAAAGCTGGAGGCTCCACAGAGCCCTTGCGCTTCTCAGACATAGACCTAGCGGAGCGAGAAGCTTCCTACGGACGCACAGGATTCTCTATGCAGTTTATGCTGGATACCCGGCTAAGCGACCTAGACAGATACCCTCTTAAGACCAGCGACCTCATAGTGATGTCTGTTGACCCTGAGATGGCTCCTGAGAAGCTTGTGTGGGCTAGAGACCCAAAACTAGAGTGGGACTCCTCAGTGCCCAACGTGGGCCTCTCAGGGGACCGCTTCTACCGCCCGATGGAAACCATAGGAGACTACATACCCTACACAGGCTCTGTGATGTCTATTGACCCCTCCGGGCGCGGCCGAGGCGAGACAGCCTTCAGTATCGTTAAGATGCTCAATGGCTACCTCTTTGTGAGTGACGGAGGTGGACTACAGGGCGGCTACGACGACACAACAATGAAGGCCCTCGCCATGAAGGCCAAACAACACAAGGTAAACGCCATCGTGGTCGAGAGTAACTTCGGTGACGGTATGTTTGTTGAGTTATTCAAACCAGTGCTCACCAAAGTCCACCCCTGCACCATCGAGGAGGTCAGACACAACATCCAAAAGGAACGAAGAATCATAGACACCCTAGAGCCAGTAATGAACCAGCACAGGCTCGTGGTTGACCCTAAGGTAATCCAAGATGACTACGAGAGCGC